AGCCATCTGAAGTGCAGAAGCAACATCAGAAGAACAGATCATTACGTTACCCTTACCACGGCGAGTTGCCTTGGCTAGTTCGTTAGCATCACGCTCGATTTGGAACATAAGACCCTTGAACTTCTCAACTGACCAACGACCGTTTGAGTCGGTGTCAAGATCGAAAGTACCAGAAGTCGTTGTGTTCTTTGTAGCACCAGCAACAGCAGAGTAGTTGATTGTACGAACTACTTCACGGTTGATTTCAGCTAGGATCTCAGCAGAAAGAATGTTTGACAATTCTGTTTCTGCGTCAAGACCGTGAATTGCTTTAAGGTCTTGTGCAAGTTCCATTGTGTACTCAGCCTTTAGCGCACGGCTAACAGCAGTAACAGCAACTTTTTCAACTGAGAATGCCATCTCGTTGAAAGCGTTAGTGCTTGAGTCGCCAAGTGCTTCACCAAGTGCAGTTGACATACCAGTGTGTACAGTATAACCAGAACCAGATGCACGGTCAGCTGGGTCAGTACCGGCTTGGGTTGAACCCAACGCACCGTTAGCAACACCAAACTGATGAGCAGTGTTACCGGAAGCAAGAGCAGAGAAAGAAGTGTTTGCTTCGTTAAACATTGCTTCTGCGCCAGTTTGTGATGTAAAGCGTGAACGCATTGCAAAGATAAGTCCTGTTGGACCAGTCATTGGCTGAACGCCAGCGATATCATATGCAATTAGGTTCGGCATTGAGCGGCGAACAAGTGAGATAAGAACTGGATCGTAGATATCAACATTTCCAGCACTTGCTACAGATGAAGATGCTCCCATTGCGTTAGCAGGAGCGGCCTCACCGAGAAGTGTTGGAGCGTTGTAACCACCAGAACCTTGCATCTGCTCACGGGCAGACATTTCTTGGTTTTCTAGAAGTGTTGCAGTAACGGCTCTCTTATGGGCATCCTTGATTGGCTCAAGGTCGGTATGCTCAAGAACTGGCTGCCACTTCTTTTGAAGTTCATCAGATTGATACATTTTAGTTTCTCCTTTAGTAAACTATCAGCCTTTATAGACAATATTTATAAATTATTACTTTTTGATGCTTCTTGAAATGGCGTCTGTGTAAGCAGCCATAGAGCCTGTCACTTCAGTAGCCTCTTCTTCGATTTCAAGAGGTTCTTCATCAGTTGCATCATTCTCAACAACTTCTTCCGATGGGAAGTAGTTCTCTTTGATTGTCGCTAGTTTATCAGCATATGTGTCGGCATCATAGTCAACACCTTCTGCTAGTGACTTCATCTTTTCAATTTGTGAATCAGTTAGTCCTTCACAAACAACTGCAAGTTCCTTGTCTTTCTTCATTTCGACAAGTTCTTTTTTGATTTCGATGTTACGATCAACTTCTTCACTGACTGAAGCCTCAAGTTCTTCAACTTTACCGGCTAGTTCGTCTACTAGATCGACTTTCTCTTCTGGAATGTCAATGTAGTTTTCAGCGAATAGATTGCGTAAACCATGCATGAAGTTTTCAACGATTTCTGCACGGACACCCTTTTCAATAGCAAGTTCATTCTCTTTCATCCACTCTTCGGCGACATACTCAAGGTAGTCATCAAGTTTCGTGGAGAGATCCTCGACCATTGTTTCTTTTTCTGCATCAAGCTCTGAAGCCATTTCTACTGTAGCAGTGTCCAGAACTTCGTTTACCTTTGAAAGAACAGCGGCTTCAAAGATTGTCGTTGCGGACTCTTTGAATTCCTCAGAAAGTTCTTCTGAACCAAACAATGCAGTTACATCGGCTGATACGTCAATATCTTCTTTAGTAACTTTCTTGCTCTCTTTCTTCATCTTTTTCTTAGGATGCATACCTTCTTCGGCTTCTTCTTCATCATCACCATGCATAGCGTCCATCATTGGGCCATAAGCTGCCATAAGGTCATCTTTCTTCATATCTTTCATGGCGGCAGCCATAGCATTGATCATACCGATTTTTGTTTTCGGTGGTGTTGCTTTAGTTGCTATAGGCGCAGGTACCTCAGAATGTCCATCGTCAGCCTTCATCTCGTTAGCAGATTTCTTGGCTTCCTCAAGGTTCTCTTCTTCAGTAGCAACGTCCTCGACAACTTCCTGTGCTTCAAGGATAGCATCATCCTCTTGCGTTTCTAGTTCTTGATCGGACATTTGAGTCTCCTTTATCAGATAATTACTCATTTAATCTATATTTATAATATTACAATTTTGAGAGGAAATTCTCGAAAACTTTCAGTTTCACGCTCTCAAGTTCAGACTTGGAAGCCTTCTTGATCTCTGTTTCATAATCAGCAATCGTGGCTTCTCTGATTATGCCATTTTCCCAAACCCACTCTTTACTTTCCATGATGCCATTTACAAAAGCATCTGGTGCTGATGGGTCAGCAACAATGTCAGCGGCAGTTGCAAGATAGAAATCTTTTTGCACTTCTTGTGCGCCAGCTTTTCCAGCTTTAAGACTGCCCATACCACGACTTGATACTCCAAGTTGTGCGCCTTCGTCCATAAGAGACTTGACGATTGCACCATATGGAGTTTCAGTCATAATCTTTGCTTTACCCATGAAGTTAGAACCATCTTGTTTTAGTTCTGTAATCATGTGTGAAACTCTCTCAAGGTTGATTGTAGGACCCTGAGGATGACCTAGTTCGCCATAGGCACGTTTCTTTTCAACGTATTCTTTATTATATCTGGCAACTTCTGTAGCAAGGGTTTCTGCTGGATATACACGACCGTTGCGATTTTTGATATCACCTTGCATAAAGACACCTTCAATGAAGTACGACTTTTTGCCGCTATCGTCTTTTGCTTCTGTGATATAGTTAATGTCTTCGTTGACTTCGCAAATAAGTTTTAGGCTCATGTCGCAATCTCCGCTACTTTGGTTCCGAATACACCACTATTCGCAGTGATTGTATCTTGTGGCCGTTTCCTAACAGTTACAACTTCATTTGCATTTAGTCTAATAGATACTTGACTGCCAGGATAGTTACCATGTTGTCCATTTTCTTGTGGATCAGCAGTATTTGCTATTACAATAGTTCTAGCAGTACCATCGTTAGTGATACGAACAGCAGTGGCGTTATATACATTATTTGCGGCTGTCCCAAACGCAACAGTATTTGCAAGAACCTTAATAGCCATTACTTACCTCCTAATGCGATATCCATCATCTTCATAAAAGAATTTGGATCTTTTTCAACTGCATCGGCAAACTTTGCTTTTGTAGCATCATTCTTAATGCGTTTGTCGTGTGCATTTACCATTGCTGATGCAGTAGTAAGATCAATTCTCATTGTCTTACCATTAGCAAACTTTACTTTTTGCATCTGCTTATCTTTAACGATCTTTCTGAGGGTATCCATAACGCCTTCTTCTAGGTCTTCATCATCTTCGTCTTCATCATCTTCGTCCTCATCATCAGCTTCTTCTTTGATTGGCTTGACAGGCTTCTTTTCACCAGCGTCTTTACCTTTAGGTGTTGTTGGCTTAGTAGAACCCGTATGCACTTCATCATCGGCAGTTGGATGCGGCTCTGTCTCTTTTACATGAGCGTCATCAAAATCTTTCTCGCCTTTAGAGCGTGGCTTTAGTTGTTTTTCGTCATTCTTAGGCGTTTTTGCTGAAAGATCAGCGGCACTTGCCTCAACGAAAGTGCTAAACTTCTGAATCTTGGACATCATTATCCCCTTCGTCTGATACTTGTGCAGACATAAATTGAGATGCAACTTCTATACGCTTTAGTTCAATTGCATCAGCGACCTTATCAGCCATGATGTTATTGATAGCATTCTTAAATTCGGCAGTGTTACCGTCAACAGCGAACTCTACTGCATCTCTTGTTGTATAGTCTGACATATTAAATCTCCTGTAATTCTATTTATAATAAATTGCAATTAGATTAATTGAACTCATCATTATCAATTTCACCATCGCCTTCGTCTTCAATCTCTTGATTAATCTGTTCAATATCTTCTTCTGTCTGGCGTAGAACATTTTTCTGAATCCAAGCAGTAGAGAAATATTTACCAGTGTACTGATCAACATCTTGCAACAGACGTAATCTATTTTCAAGAACTTCAGAATCTTTTAGTTCTGCAAAATGATTATCTTCCATGAAATCATAATGAATATTATCCTGCATCTCTTTCCACTCTGCGGCTGTGATTACACCTTTGAGTAGTAGTTGACGCTCAAGAAGAATATGAAAAATTTCTGAGAAGCGTGTTCTTAGACGACCAACAAAGCGAGAGAACTTTAATTCATCTCTTGTGATCTCTGAAGCACGACCAAGATTGAAAGCACCATCTGCCTGTAATCTTGTTGTAGGAACATTCAATGCTTCATATAATTTGTTTTTGAAATAGTTTACATCGTCCATTTCGCCAAGATTCTGGCCACCAGGAAGAGTTGTAATCTCTGTGCCACGACCACCTTCTCTGCGAGGCAGCCAATAATCCTCAAGCATTGTAAGAAACTTACGATCATCTCTGACTTCGCCAGTGTTCGCATCATATACAAGTTTGTTCTTGTGCTTGACCATCATATCACGCAGATATTGCTCTGCTTTTGCTTTTGGTAAGTTACCAACATCAATGTAAAAGATTCTACGCTCTGGCGCCCGTGCCAAACGATAGATAACTGTGGCATCTTCTAACATACGCAACTGATTTAGTGGCTTCAGTGCTTTGTGAAGATACGATAATACTGTGTAATTTTTTGTATCTAGAAGGCCGCTGTTGCAATATGCAATCGAATCTGGTGCAATCTTTAAACCTTCACCCTCTGAAGTGATACCCTTTGACTGATAAATGTAAAATTCATCATAGCGTTTAGTTAGTGAAATCTCGCCAACTCTAGCCTTTTGATCACGTTTTTCTTTACGAACTTTTTTAATCTTACGAGGATCAATATGCCTTAGTTCTTTGATTCCCGCTCTTGGGTTCTTAATATCAATAACAATATGATAGAATAGTCTACCATCAACATACCAATTACGAAAGATATCATATGCTCTATAATTGAATTTCATTAACTTCAGAATATAATCAAATTCATCTCTAATTTTATCTTTGATCGCCGCCGATGCCTCAATGTCATCTAGCACAATCTCTACTGGTGCTTGATTATTGTCAGCAACGATTGCCTCATTAATGATATCGTCAACTGCTTTCTCAGCCTCAGGCTGTTGAGCCATCTCACGATACTTAGTAATGAGTTGTGATTCGTTTTTTACTGTATTTTCTAAGTCTACGGTTGTGCCAAACGCACCGCCCTCAGCTACAGTGATGCTTCCATCATCTTGCGCTGGTGGTACGAATGAAGGTAAATTGTCGAGTTGTGTCTCTTTCTCTTCTTTACCTATTTTGAAACCGAATAGATTTACTGCCATTACTTAATCCTCAATGAAAATGGGGGAGCGTCCAATACTATTTATGACGCCCCACCCAACATAATTAAAAAGCGGATTTAGATACCACCGGCGTTGCCAGTAGTTCCGCCAGATACTTCCCAATAATCGTACTGGAAAGTGACAGTGTATTCTTGAATACCTTCTGTTTCCCATGCTAGGTCGATGGTGCTAACCTCTGTTGGAAAAATACCAACAAAGTTATACTCCCTAAGAAGATCACCTGTTTGCGAATACTGAAGTACCTGAGCGTTTGCTTTGTACAATGATGGTGCTGAACCACCAGTATTTCTTAGGTTGCCTTGAAAAGAGTTAATTGAATTAGACCACTGTTCCATTGCATTGCGAATTGCAAAGTCTTCATCGTTGATGATCGTTGGTGCCCATTCTGCAAATGTTCTATTACCAGCAATCTTTACAGTGCGGCCGAAGTATGGAACTTCGACTACACCCAAAGTAGCGGCTGGAATCTGAGCGGCTTTGCAGAGAAAAGGTACCTGTACATCAGCGACACCGTTGATTGGGTTCGTGATTTGTACTTGGAACAATGAATTTCTAGCACCACCCGCTTTGAGGGCGCCTGAAAATTCGTTTACATTAAAAGCCATTGTCTTTTCTCCTGTCTACTTTATTTATGTTGCTCTGCCGACGATTTCAGAAAACTCAACGCCAGTTCTTACAGCAACAAAGTTCAACTGGATAAAGTTGATAGAACGAGCAGGTTTAACATAAATGTCACCCACAAATTCGTTATTATCAATGACTTGACCAGTGTTATTCGTTCCGTCACAGACAACTTGGAAGTCCGTGATACCACGGCGACCTTGTACATCTCTGAGGAATGGCTCAACTAGGTTCTTAAACTGTGACCGTGTGAACTCATCATTGAACTCAAAGAGAGTAAACTTGGACGCTGTACTAATTGCTTTCTCAAGTACGATAAACAATCTACGAACATTGATACGATCAAATGCGCTTGGCTGTGCAAGCATTGTCTTATCACCGAATAGAACTGTACCCTGACCTGGGAATGTCACGACAGGATTGATGCCCTTCTTGTAAAGTTCATCTCTATCAGCCTTGCTTGGATTATAAGCGAGTTTGATAACATTCTTGACATTACCACGATTGAAACCTGCAGGACTGAACCATGGATCTCTTGTCAAGTCTGTTTGTACCATTAGACCAGCAGTGTCGCCGTTTAGTGGAACATAACGATAGATATCGTTGTATTTATCATACTGATATTTCCAGCCTGAATCCATGACTGCATATGAGGATGATGGTAGACCATCTCTAAATGCAATAACATCAGCCACTTCTTTACCTTCGTAACCGTTGTTGTTTACAACATCGGCTCTTTCTGGTGAGATAACAGCGACACAATCTTTACGGTGTTCAGCAATATTGTTGATAATATGTGTAGCAACAGTGGAACTTGAGCCTGAGCCAAGAACCAATGAAACATCTACAGTATCAGCATCTTTAAATTTATTGTAAGCAGTAATATATGCGCCATCGCTGGCAGAACCATCTTTACCTTTTGTCATGCTGTTTGTTATTGGCAAATCATTACCTGGGTAATTCGTGCCTAGTCGAGCATTTGTACCCGCTTTTGAAGCATTTGAGTTGTGGGCACCAAACCATACCCATGCAGATTGCTCATTAATAACATCTTTGTAGTATAGACCGGCACCCTGTTCGTCTTTAGCATCTGGCGCCATTGAAACATTTTCATATGTCTCAATTAATGAACTAGACTGACCTGTGATGACACCATCTTCATCAACAATAGCAACATGCAGTGCGTCTCCTTGAGCGTTTACTGTGTTAGCAAATGTTGTAGTTGTTGGTGCCCGATCAAAGTTCGGATAGAACTCCCACTGACGAGTCAATGATGGTGCATAGTTAGAAACTGTGTTACCGCCATATGCTGTTGACAGTGTAATTGTGTTACCAGAAAGAACGGATACTTTACGAGCCTCTCTGTCTGGTCCAAGCAAAATTCTGTCACCAACAACAAACTGTGTCTCTGTGTTAGAAGTGCCTTGTCCGTCACCAGCAAGTGTGACAGTCTTTGAATTGTTTGTAGCATAGTAGTTAGTTGTAACCGAACTCTCCCATGCATTCGCATTGTGACATACTGAAACTTTCAAAGAATTGCCAATGTCGCCAGGATATTTTGCTACCCAATCGCCATGACCACTTGAATGTGCGTATGTTTCATTATAGTAATCTTCATTACTAATATAAGCGCCTGTGCCACCAGTTGTCGCATTGTTAGCACTTGTAACAGCACGACTTACAAATAGCGAATTGCCATATGCAAGAAAGTTGGCAGCCGTAAAAAAGTCATCAGCGGTATTTGCATTAGGTTTATTAAAGACAGTTACAAGATTGTCTTCAGTACTAACTAGGACACGCTGATCAACTGGGCCCCACTTAAAGTGTCCTGCGAGGGCACCGGTGGTTGTTGATACGGCAGGCACCACCGTAGTGAGATCAATCTCACTGACATTTACTCCTGGTGATACTTGAAAAGCCATTTTTTCATCTCCTTCTAAGAATATTCAAAATAATCTCTGATTTACTCAATATTTATAAAAACGAGTGTTTAGAACCATGTATCACGATTTCCAGAGTTTATGTACTCTTGTATGTCCTCTGGGCCGTTTAAAACGCCCTCTTCTGGATGTCCATCATCTAGTATTCCAAACGGTAACTGCTCATCCTCGAGCATTTTTATTTTATCTTCGTACATTTTTTGTCTGATATCAACATTTGTTATATCCTTAAAGTATGGCTGTCTTACTAGCCATGAGAACAAAACGCATGTCATCACCAAATCATCATGTGAACCTTCTTCTGCTTGATATGATACACCCTTACCAATGAATGAAGATAATTCCGATATAAGATCCATATCTTCGATAATTAGTTTGTCGTTCTCAATCAAGTCTTTTAGATTAGAACAGCCAATTCTTTTTACTGGCTTTGTTGTTCTAACACCAAACTGTACATTTGATGAGAATCCTCCACTGACTACTTGTCCTGCTCTACCTTTATTTGCTGTAGATATTAGATTCTCATATTCCAAGTCATTATGCATAATATCTGCAACCTGGCCGCCGATATCATTAACTTCTATAAGAACAAAGGCTTCATTATATAGTCTTGCGATAGTGTGTATATAGTTTGGATATAGCAGTGGTGAAATATCTTTACTACGAAATTTTGCACATAATTTATATGGCACCTCTGAAGCATCAAATACTGTAAATGCTGAGTAGTCTTGTCCTACACCTCTTGATACATCACACACTGCAACATATATGCGATCTGCTCTTGGTTCGACATAGATATCAGCACCGTTATAATTTCTTAAAGGCCTCTTAAATGCAAGTTGTCGTAGTTTTGTGGGATGAATTAGAGTATTGGCCGATCCTAAGAAATTACATTCAAATTCTTGATTGAATTGCTCTTCACTGGTGTTAGCAATGGTTTCTTCTTTCCATTTCTCATCACGGCCAGGGACTGATGACCAATGTATTTCGATTGGTATGTATTTACTATTACCCTCTTCAGCATCAGTCCACATCTTGTAGAAATGATTCATACCATTCGGTGTAGAAACGATAATGACTTTTGAAGTAGCACCAGATGAAATTGTCGGGTAAACTGAACTAAAAAATTCTTCAGCAAGATTGTTGCCAATAAATGCAAACTCGTCCAAGAAAATAAGATTGTATGATCCACCACGAATAGCAGATGATGACGTTGCCGCCGCTACAACTTTAGACCCGTTCTCTAGTTCGATATTACCCTTGTTCCAAACAACAACTCCCTGTTGTAGCCACTTAGGGAGATATTCATATGCGAGGGTAATTTTGCCTAGAAGTTCTCTAGCCAATGAGCCTTTGTTAGCAAGAATAGCCACATTCTGCTGGTCTTTGAAAAGAATTTCGTGTAGGATATATGCTGTTGTCGTGGTAGATTTGCCTGACTGCCTAGGCAGTTTGCATATCGAAAATCTGTTTGCACTAAAAGTGCGAACCATCTCTTCTTGAAAATCATACATTTCAAAAGGTATAAGACCCTTGTCTACATTTACAATCTTTACATATTGTCTTGCAAAGTAGACTGGATCTTTCATACACTTCAGATATTCTTCTACCTGATCTTTTGTAAATTCTACAGGTACATCCGCTTTTTTAAGATTTGGATTACCTAGATAGGTCTCAGCCATTCAAATTCACAAACTCACGATTTTTTAGATGAGCCTCTTTTATATTATCTTTAGACTGGCCATAGTAAGGAACTGCATGATATTTCTCAATCATATATTCATTGACTGTTTGATCAGCATAATTTGTAGTTCTTCTAAGTGATCCTAGAATACGACCAAATTTACCCTTTGCATCATATTCATTACATTCAAGAATCATCCATTCATCATCACACATGCCTTTTAGAAATTCTTTGGCAGCCAAGCCATAGACCTTTTCTTCTTTATCTCTAGTGCGTGATTCGGGAGTGTCGATACCGTAAAGACGAACTCTCTCATCTTTTAGCCAAATGCCAAAACCAAGATCCAGATCAATGTCAACTGTATCACCGTCAATAACTTTTACAACTTTACATCTATATGAATACATCATCTTACCTATTTACTGTGTGGTGGCATCTTTGATTCTATAAACCAGACATGCTGCCTTTTGCCTGGATGATATTTTCTCATACGCAACTTTACACCATTGCGAATCTGATTCATTGTTTTTGGATGTACAAAATGATAACTAGCATTTGCTCTTTGTTCGCCTTCAGGAATCATCCATACTTTATCATTACGATTTTTCTTTGCCATTATCTTGCTTTACCTTGTCCACGGTATTTCTTATAACTTGCTCTCTTTTTCTTATTCATCTTGGTAAGAGAGAGCATACCTCTACCGATTGATGTTTTTACTTTTGTGGGTTCCCATGCTTTGGTTGTACCCATCATACTTTTAGCCATCTTCATTTCTCCCATTAACTAATTTTTGCAATTCGGCAGTGCTACCAACAAACAAAGCGTTTGTTACGTTCTGCGGTTTTTCTGCCTCTTCAGTTTTTTTCAAGTCTTTGACCTTCTTCTGTATATCTAGCAGGTCTTTATTTGCATCAACTAGAGTTTTAGTGAGTTGAGATACCACTTCAAACGCTCTAGGATGCTCACTGGCTTTAGCCAATTCTATAAGTGTGTCGAGAGCCTCCGAGCCTTTCTCTATAACACCGTATAGATTTTCTCTGGCATATTTGTAGTCTAAGTCTATGTCTTGAGTATCAGTTTTAGCAAGTTCAGAAAGAACTTCTTTGTCTCTTTCCATAATATCTTCCATCACTTCAAACTGACTTTCAACATTCAATGTTTTATCTAGCCCGTCAGCAACATTATTTTTCATTTTATCTTATAACCGTTGAGAAGTTATTCCCTGTAAAAAAGTTTTCAGTATCAAATGCAAAGCCATAAGCAGAGTTAGCATTGATTTGGCTTCTGTCTACGCTTGCCGCTGAATTTGCAGTAGCAACACCAGCCGCAGTTTGCCCTGGTGTAAGTGTGATACGCTCTTGTTCAAAGTCTGTTGTGCTTACAAGTGTATTACTACTAGGAATGTGAAAGTCAACCTTAGTTCTTGTGATGACCCCTTTATTTGTCACAGGCCCATAAATATAACCTTTGACTGTGAAATTGAAAGTATAGATGATAGCCCTACGACTTTGAAAGTCTGCTTCATATGTATCTTCAATCGTCATGCCCTGCAATACTGTAGGCACGTCAACATAGACACCTAGAGATGGTACAATCTTGACTGAGTTTGTCCACTCTGGGCGAAAGTAAGGCAAAATCTGTTCTACGACTTGTACAGCATCTTCTTGATTTGCAAACATGCCGTATAGTGACATATCAATATTGTATGGCGCTGGCGCCCAACCAGACCGCAAAGAATTATTGCCAGACCCAACAGATGTTAAACGATTTTGCCTGTTCATTTGTCTTGTAGAATCGTAATTAAATCCAGTGATTTCAAACGCAAGTCTAGGTAATACTACTGCGACTTCTCTTGTGATATCTGGGTTTTGTCTAAGTCTTGCAAGAAACTTTTCTTTAGGACCATATGCAATAGGCACACGGAGAGTCTGTGTAGCATCACCAGCATTATTATAGCGAGTTACATCTATATCATTGAACATATTACCGAACATGATGATATACTTACGAATAGCACTATGATAGTCACTGTTACCAAACATTACCAGTCACTCCCTTCACTGAACGGATTTTGTTCAGAGAAATCAAGAAATGCTCCGAGTGATCCTGATGATGTTGTTTCAGTTTGAATATATTCATTATTTGCTGTAGTGACAATAGAATCTATTCTATAATCTTCTGCTACCATAGCATCGCCAGTTTCAAAAACGAGGACATTGCCCGCTTCATCTAAGATGCTAAAGTCTTGCATTACTGTTGAATGTGTTGTCTGAATATCATCAATGACATCAATACCAGTGTCAAGTTCTTCATGTGAATATTCAAACAATTCACACTTCAGATCATACATTGCAAGTTCGCCCATCTGATAGAAAACAGATTCGTCCTCTACGAATTTGATCTCAAACAGGCCTCCCGTGAGTGGTAGGTATATAAGATCGCCTTCTAGAGGTCTTGTTGCTTCATCGCCATCTTCTTGTGCAATCATATCTTTGGCAATCATTTCATCGCCAAATCTTCTCTTTGAGATAGTGAATGTGATTTCGTCACGAATCTCTACATTAAATTTTGAAAGAAAGTCGCCTTCCCCCTCAAAGCCTTCAACATTTTTGATATACATTTCTAATTCATAGGCATCATCAAACTTTGATAGAACATCTTCGCCAAAAAGATTATCTTCTTTTATGAGTGTTCTAGGAAGGTAAAAGCAATCATAGCCATACATCTTGATAGACTCAATAATCAAGTCCTCAATTAATGTTTGCTGGCCTAGATGACCAAAATTGTTAAAGAAGAGATTTGTTGCCATTTATCACTATCCGATCATATCCATTACAGGCATAGAGAACTTAGAAACGATTTCTTCTTCTAGTCTCTTGATTTCTTCATCTGCTTCAGACCAGATTTGCTGGCCATTAAATGTTATACCACCGGGAAGTTGCATGCCCTCAAACTTCTTCATGTTCTCGCCCCATTGACGCTTGAAGAGTTGTGTGCAATATTGTCTTAGCCAGTAGTCACCCCATACCTGCGTATATGTATTAGGGTCAATAACACGATATGCTTCAACGATTAGATATTCTCCTTCGGTCACTCTTGTTTCCCAGTCCATATCAATAAACAGTCTATCCATATGTCTTGAAAAGCGTAGTGGTTGCTTACCAACAAAAATTTCTTCCATTAGAGCAATTCGCTCCATAGATGACACATAGTTTTGAAATTGTCCGTGGGCGAAATCGTATATTTCGTTGAGTGTGATCTGATATCTTAAATTAAATAGGTTGTTTGAATTAAGTCCTGTACCAACAGGAAATAAATTTATGATGCCAGTGATTGTAGTTGGAATTGAAATATATTCATTTGTGATATCTGATGCAGTGACTTGATGCTTTAGAAATGTTCTCTCTGTGCCATCAAAATGATAGTCACGATAAAACTCTAGGGCATCATCAATGCGATCCTGCATCTGATCTTCATCAACATTAATTTCAACTACCGGCGAACCTAGCCTGCGTAAGCAGTAATTTTTTAGTTCTGTGCGTGAACGTGGATTTGCCATAGTAATAGTTCCAGAATAGTTGGTTTCTTATACTATTTATAATATCTGAACTACAGCCTTTTATTTAAATTTAGGCCCTTCAATCCAAGATACTAGGGAACGCCTTACACCTTTTGTTACGGGTGTAACACGATGAGGAAGAAATGATGGAAAAAGAAAAACAGAACCCTTAGTTCTAAATCCCTCAGGTTGAGGATATTGTCTGTCTAACTCAAAATCTCCACCTTCATACTCTGAAGGATCAGTAAGTTGTATAACTATGCTCAATTTTCTATCTGTCATTCTTGGATTTGCCCAAAAAGTATCAATATGCCAGTCATATTTTCCCTGACTAACCGCTTCATATTTTGTATATTGAATATCACGAATAAGAGAAATATCAAAACCAAACGCATTTCTATTTCCCTCACATGCATATTCCCAAATCATTTCTGAGATGAATTTGCTATTGGGTCTCTGTCTATCAATCCATCTGACTTCACTACTTCTAAACTTGTCTTTATCATTATCTGTAGAACCGTCAAATCCTATATTTGCTATCTCTGATGGATATGTTTCACATTCTTTAATTATTGAATCTATTCCAGAATCAGAAATAGCACCTTGCCAAAACTGCCATAGTTGAATCATACTTTTTTCCTCATATCATGTTATATAACATATTTTATGGTACCATAATATATATAAAAAAAGTGGCAGCCTATTTCTAGACCGCCACTTTGCTACTTGATTGTTTGTTAGACTATTAGCCTTTTAATTCGTCAATCTCAGCCTTAAGTTCTTTGATTGCCTCAATAAGTAGAGGTACAAGTTTTTCATATGAGACTGTAATATAATCTAGGTTCTTATCGGCATGCTCTGGAGCATCATTGATAGGCGCAGGTGATACAACTTCAGGAAGAACTGATTGAACTTCCTGGGCGCTTACACCAACTTGTCTATCGTCATTGTCGTAGCCAAGGTCTTTAGCGGCTTCGTTTTCAGTGAAGTAGTAACCATTAAGGGCGGCAACTTTATCCATTGCGCTATCAATTTTGCCTGAGAAATCTTTAAGTCTAGCATCTGAATAGTAAGCAGTGATGTTGTTGGTTGCACGAATTTCACCAGCAGTTCCAGAGGCGGCAGTACCAACACCAAGTGAATTTACCTGTGCATCAGAACCTGTGCTAAAGCCACCGGCTGGCCCTGTTGGGCCTGTAGGACCTGTTGGACCAGTAGAACCGTTTGAACCCGCTGGACCAGTAGGACCAGTTGGACCAGTAGAACCGTTTGAACCCGCTGGACCAGTTGGACCAGTTGGACCTACGAGAGCGGCGTTTGCGATAGTTGCTTTACGCATTGCACCGGCTGTAACGTCATACACTGCAATTGTATCATTAGATGCAATTGAGTTTTCGTTTGTTAGGCTATCAACATCTAGGGCAAGTGTGTGAGAGATACCTTCACCTGATGTTGCACCAGACGATGTGATACCAGTTCCACCAGTTACTGTTCCTACATAGTTACCGCTTGTATCAGTACCAAGAACTACATCGTTATTGTAAGTAGTAGAGATAGAAACTGCATTAGCAGAGAATGATGCTGAACCAGTAACATCACCAGTCAAGGTCACAGATGCAGTAGCACCTAGTTTCTGACCAATGTTTGTTGCGACTGTTGTTGAGAATGAAGCATCGTCACCAAGAGCGGCAGCAAGTTCATTCAATGTGTCTAGTGCGGCTGGTGCAGAGTCTACGATATTTGCTACAGCGGTATCAACATATGTCTTACTTGCGGCATCTGTTGCGGCAGATACAGTGTCAACACCTTGAATACGACCTGTGCCTGATAAAGTGATATCACCACCACCAACTGTCAAGTCACCAGCGAGTGTGATATTATCAGTAAGTTTGTTGCCATCAACTGAGTCATTGGCAATTGTTGTTGCTACTGATACTGCATTAGTAGAAAATGCTGTGGCCGATGCTGTTACATCGCCTGTTAGTGCTACTGTAGCACCAGCACCAAGTCTAGCATTAGCAAGAGTGACAGTGTTAGCAACTTGCATACGATCATTGACACTTGTTGTCAATGTTGTGAAACGTGGCTCTGAGTTAGCAATATAAGAATTTAGATTTGCAGTAACGCTAGTATGTAAAGCCTGTGTATTAGCGACTGTCATATAGCCAGCAACTTCTACTGTCAAGTTTGCAGTAGATACCACGTTAGCGACAAGACCACTGAATAGAGCTTGCGTGTTTGCGACTGTCATATAGTTGTTGAGTTGTGTAGAACTAGCACCAATAACATGACCACCCTGTGTACTACCATCATGTACACGGAGTTGGTTAGTGGTTGTGTCCATTGTTACTTCGCCTTCAGCACCAGTGAAAACGTCTTGAGCGGCAGTATTTCCGCGGCGTAATTGTAGTTGAGTTGCCATTTTTCTCTCTTCTAGTTAGTTTATCTAAACTTTTTTTAATTATTATAGGTTCTTATTTAAGTCAAAGCCAAAACATATTGAATGTCGGCCATTTTCTGTAGAGTACTGTACTAACCACTTCTACTACATTATACAAATTGTTTAACATTTATTAACTTATGATTGCTGTTATTTAGCTTCTAGTGTCGCAATACGGGCTTCTAATTCTTGTATAGTCTTAACAAGTAATGGGACGAGTTTGGACTGGTCAATGCCCTGCATTACAGGAATAGTATTGCCATCGTCATCGAGTTTGTTGTCGCCAACCGAAACGCCGTCTGGCAGTTCTTCACCGTCTTTCCAAACTTCAACTTCATCCATAGTTCCGGTTACAGATTCGGGGACAACCGCCTGTGCCTCATGTGCTAAGAAGCCATCGACTGTGGTATCTGAGTCAGCGATAAAGTTAAAACGTGCTGGCTTAAGTTGCTTGAGGCGGGTTGTAGCATCCCAATCATAAGTTACGTTTTCTTTTAGGCGATAGTCTGATGATGTGACGTAACTTATACCGCTTGTGCCGTTTTGTGAAATGCCACCGATGGTAGTGCCATTGTATCTAAATACATAATACGAATAACCAGTACCAGCACCTGACGCATGATCCATTATTGCATATGCACCCCCAGAAACTGGTATTAAGTTCCAATAAGAGTTTGAGTTATTAAAACCAATTTTTACGCTGGTGCTGCTGTCGATGCGCATAGCCTCTGAACCATCGACATAGAAACCCATTAGACTGTTCGCAACCTCTCCATCATTATCTGAATAAAATCGCAAGTTGCCATCACTTGCGTCAATCGTGCCATCGCCACTTGTGTCGTTGTCAGTCAGGTGCAATGTCGGTGAGCCAGACGTTTTCGTAATCCTGACTTCATCAGCCGTCATAGTGCCAGTGACATCCACGCCTGTGGCTGTGGTGGCGAGTTTAGCACCCCCATTGTGATAAGCAGTTAAACTTCCACCATCTGTCATTGCCAGATAGTATTTATTTGCAGCCGAATTAAGAAACTCAATGCTAGTACCAAGAACATTGAGATTCCCAGTGCCTTGTTCACTTATATATGAGTTAGAACCATCGTGATAAATCTGCAAATCCGAAGCATTTCCGAAGATGGCCTTGCCATTGTCAGCAAATGTTGCATTGCCTGTTACGTCAATGCCAGTGCTACTTGTGTTCAACTTCATAGAACCGCCATAATTTAGACGAGCCTCACCATCACTTGCAACAGCAGAAATAATAGTATTTGTGCCGCTACTGTCTTGAATCTCAAAGTTTGCCGCACGAATTTTTAGATTACCTGTTCCAGTGTCGTCAATATAACTTGCAGACCCATCGTGGTAAATCTGCAAGTCAGACCCAGCACCGAATATGGCCTTGCCATTGTCAGCAAATGTTGCATTGCCTGTTACGTCAATGCCTGTGGCTGTGGTGGCGAGTTTAACTGCATTACTGTTGTATAGTGAAACTGCACCACTTGGTGCATCAGCATAAATAAGTGTGGCAGTTGCCTGAGCATTTTCTAGCTTAAAATCATCTGCAAGAATTCGTAAGTTTCCAGTGCCAAAATCATGAATAACACTGTCTGTCCCACTATGATAAATTTGCAAGTCAGACCCAGCACCAAAGATGGCCTTGTCACCATCGCCGAAATTAATGTCGGCAGAAGTAGTCATACCGTCTGTGGTAATTACGCCAGTTACGTCAACGCCTGTGGCTGTGGTTTCTAGCTTCTGCGCATTGTTATGATAAAGTCGAACACTGTCAGCATTACGACCCCAAAGAAAAAAGTCACCAGAAGCGTTTGTCAGCTTTAGGTTACTTGCTCGCACAAACAAGTCTCCAGTCTGATCGCCACCTTCTGCAATATAACTATTTGACCCATCGTGATAAATCTGAAGGTCATCGCCAGTACCAAAAACCAATTTGCCATTATCTGCAAGAGCAATATCTTCAGAACCAGTTGTCCAACGATCATTCGCTTCATCCCAGACAAACTGAACATTTGGTGATGTACCACGCTCAACTTCAATACCAGCATTCTCTGATGGAGTGCCGGTTTCATCAGCGTTAAGTGTGATAATTGCATCATTGATATTAACTATATTACTGTCAACTGTTGTTTGTGTACCAGAAACAATCAAGTTACCGGAGACAACTAAGTTCTCCGCAATCGTGATGTTGTCTGTCAACTTAGCACCAGTAACTGTATTATTAGGAATTGTTGTAGAAATCGTTACTGTATTTGATGAAAATGATGTAGAACCTGCCGTAACATCACCTGTAAGTGTTACTGAAGCAGTAGCACCAAGTCTGGCATTTGCAAGAGCAATAGTATTTGCTACCTGCATACGATCATTAACATTTGTTGTTAATGATGTGATACGAGGATTTGTGTTAGCGATATAGGAATTAAGATTTGCTGTAACATTATTGTGAAGTGCTTGAGTATTAGCTACCTGCATACGATCATTTACAAGTGTATTCGTATTAGCTACCTGCATACGATCACTGACCAACACTCTAATAGCATTATTAGTTGATGTTAGATTCGTATTCAGAAGATCGACACGACCTATCTCGGTAGTAATTCTTGGGTTTGTGTTAGCAATATAAGAATTTAGATTTGCAGTAACAGAATTATGAAGTGCTTGCGTATTTGCAACTGTCATGTAGCCAGCAACTTCTACAGTAAGATTCGCTGTAGATACTACGTTAGCAACTAATGTAGAGAATAGTGCTTGCGTGTTTGCGACTGTCATATAGTTGTTGAGTGAGGCACCACTGCCTCCCACAATATGACCACCCTGAGTTGAACCATCATGCACACGAATTTGATTCGTAGTAGTATCAATAGATATTTCACCCTCAGCGCCAGTAAAGGCATTTTGCTGTGTCGTGTTTCCACGTCTTAGTTGAAGTTGGATAGCCATCGTCAGCTCCTATTAAACATTTAGGTCTTGAGAGTTGTCTACGCTGTCGGCTACTGATCTTAGGTCAATAATTCCTAATGATGCGACATCCAGATCCGTATCTGTTGGAAACGCCGAAACATTACTGAGAGTTACTAACTCTCTCTTTGCGAAAACAGTACTTACAAAACTATCTGTAGTTGGTGAAAATCTTAGTTCTACATTAGCACCATTAAGTGCGGCCGAGAAGTCTCCCAGTTTTGCTTGCTCTGCAATGACAACATCACCATATTGTGAGAAGTCAACTGAAGATCCTCTGTGAACAATAAGAATTTCGGATACTTGAAATCCATCAAGATTTGAAATCTGTGCAACATACTTTGCTGAACGAAAGTTTGCTTTTGGAAACGAATCCACTTTTTGTGGAGTGTTGGTACTGACTGTAGCAGTAGTTTGATCAGCACCAGCATCTTGAAATGTAACATTACCAGCACCATCTGTTTTCAGAATTTGTCCTGCCGTTCCATCTGCGGAAGGAAGAGTAAATGGAGTGGTGTTACCGACAGTAAGCGTACCAATACGACTTGTCGCTGTGTTAGCGCCAAGTTCAAATACGTTTGATCCGTCGGAAGAAAAGAATTTACCATCTCTGGTATTAAGTGCGATTTCGCCTGTAGCGATATCAGATGTAGAAGGCGCCTTTCCTTGAATGGAACTGCGTTTAATCTTTAGAATTGATGCCATATCTATGGCTCCTCTTAGTCAGTGTCTATAAAGACAGTTAAAACTAAAATAATATAAATTAGAGCGTCAACCCTATAGAGATAAGGTCAACGCTCTAATTATTTAGTTCTTAGTATGAACCGCCATCAATGATAGCGTTCAACTGTGCTAGTGTATAACCAGTATCAGTAATATCAACTGTAGATGTCGGCTCAACGTCTAGACCTGTGTAGAAGTTGAAGTGACCAGTTGTTGCATCTCTGAAATAACCAGTGTATTGTACAGCGGAGTTTCCTGCGACAACATACTTACCATAGACACCAGTATCAACTGTGTCGGCAGCGTTGTTAGCAGAAAGTTTCAACATGCTATCGTCAACATTAACTGTTGATGATGAGATGTATGTTACTGCACCTTCGACTGTTAGATTACCGTCAACGTGGGCATCACCAGAGACTGTCAAGTTTGCACCGACAGAAGTGTTACCAGTTGCAACGATGTTTGCACCAGTTGTAAGGTTCTGTACAGTTACGTTGTCTGCCAGACCGAGAGTTGCTGTTGATGCTTCACCAGGAGTGTGAGTTACAACAATCTCATTAGCAGTACCAGAAACATTACTCATAAAGTTGCCTGTTGTGTCTGTACCAAGAGCAACAGAGTTTGGCTGGATTGCTGTTGTCATCGTCACGCCGGCAGAACCGTCAAAGTTGACTGTACCTACAACATCGCCTGAAAGAGCAATCGCTCTTGCTGTAGCAAGTTTGCTTGATGTGGCCGCATTACCAGAGGTATTAGCACCAATGTTGTCTGCAATTGCAACTGTTACACCCGCTGTCTCTGAGCCTGAGCCGGTGACAGTAAGTGAACTATTTGATGCGGCGACAGTAGCAACATAGTTACCAGTTGTCTTTGTACCAAGAGCAATCGAGTCATCAGCATATACGTTTGCAGTAAGTGATTGATTACCGATTTGTACCGGTGTGATAGCACCATCTGCAATTGCAGCCGTTTCTACTGACTTAGCACCATAAGTGTTAGCAGTAAGAGCATTAGCACCAACTTTTGCGGCTGTGATAGCGGCATCAGCGATAGCGACTGTACCAACGGCCTTGGCAGCAAGAGTGTTTGCTGTAAGAGCGTTAGCGCCAACCATTGCAGAAGTGATGATACCATCAGCAATGTTGTTTGCTTGAATGCCTTTAGCACCGATCTGAGCAGCACCTACAGCACCGTCTGCGATTGCGGCTGTTTCTACTGACTTAGCACCATAAGTGTTAGCAGTAAGAGCATTAGCACCAACTTGTGTCGCTGTGATAGCACCGTCAGCGATAGCGGCGGTACCAACAGCCTTGGCAACAAATGTATTTGCACCAAGTGAGTTAGCACCAACTTTAGCGCCGTTGATAGCGCCGTCAGCGATTTGAGCCCGGGCAATACCACCTGCCTTAACAGCAACAGCACCGGATGTTACGGCAAAGTCGGCTGCGGCAAAGGAAGCAATACCTTTAGCAGATGTTGTAGCGTCAGAACCACCGAATGTGATGGAACCGTTTGACTGCATGGTAACATCCATGCCAGTCCCTGCTTGAAGAAAAATACTATTCGTAGAATCAGATGTTTCACCGAGTAGTTTGATGTAAGCACCGTCTCCACTGACAGAACCTTCATCTACGGTAATTCTGAAATCTTCACCGCCAATGGCTGATACGCCAGTGCCGTTACCAACATATAGTTTTCTATCAAACAGGTTAACCGCAATTTCACCAGTTTCAAGGGAGCCAGGGGCCGCACCTTGGGTGTTATTACGCTTTAGTTTAATAATGGAAGCCATTTACTTCTCTCCTACTATGTTATGTTATTCTTCTTATTAATTATTTTCTAGCAAACTGATTCTTACGAACTGATTTTCTATTATCATTGTTCCTATTTATAACCACTTGCTTATCCACGTGATTTTTATAATATTCTAGATCAGATTCTAATTTCTGAATCTTCTCTTTTTGTTGTGCTACCTGTATGATCACTGGAGTGGGAACAGGCATACGTTTCGCTATTTCAATCTTATTGGTCAAGTCTCTTATGACTTGGTCCTTCTGATCAAGTTGTTGTTTCAATTCAACTACAAGTGAGGCATAATTTAAAGCATCGTCTGACATATTTTTTCACCCTTATAATGTTAATATGTTCCACCGTCCATGTCATCAAAAACTGGAGTGTTATTGGAAGCGATTTGCATCACTTTGCCAACAGCACCCGTAATTGCTTCTGTCTTACCACCCGCTTTAGTGATAAGAACTCCGTTTGTTGTATAACCCGAAAGGGTTAGTGTATTACTTATGACCAAATTTGATACTGATGGATCACCGCCAAAAAGAATGCTTTCAAGGTTAGCGACTTTATCGACTATAAGTTTACCACCAATAAACTCTACACTTACCGGAGAACCAGCAGTAGTAGTTTGACCAATAAACATTTTATTTGATGAAAAAGAATACGCAATTTCACCATTTGCTAGAGAGGATGGGGCGGCTGCGCTTTGGCCCCGTTTAATCTGAATTACTGTATTTGCCATGACTAGAACGCTCCACCATTAATGTTAAAGGTATTAGTCGCTGCATCAAATGACAAAATTGCTCGTTGAACGTAGGTATTTGTTGCTTCGTTGTAAACGAGAATAGCACCGTTTGCCGAACTGATTGTTAGATCAACGTCAGCAAGTGCGGTTAGATTGATTGTACCGGTGATATTATTAGCAGCGATGTTACCATGCTTGTCAATAATATCATGGGTATTAACCGTCAATCCATTGTCAACACTAAAATTTTTACTTGCCACAATGATTCTCCCGAATTTGGGTTATATGAGGTATGTGATTATTTATAATATAGGAATAATTCCATAGATGTGGATATGCTAAAAAGAACCACCTTCAAATCGAAAAACATTTTCTGCTGGATCGAATTGTAGTATAGGTCTTTGAACATATGTGTCACTGGCTTGATCATATACAAGAATAGAGCCATTTGCTTGGCTCACTGTGGTATCAACATCAACTAAATTATCAAGTCGATTACCTGCGACTTGATTTTGTAATGTAATTGTATCAGTAGCGCCTTTGAAAGCAACCTTTCCAGTCGTACCATTTCCATTTCTTAAAGATAAATTAGATGCAGTGCCAGCAAATGCTACAGAAGGTCTTAGAACAGTTATACCGTTTGTTCCATTTTTTAGGGAGACAGAAAGTACGTTACCACCACCACTTAACGTCACATTTGTCATATCTTTATCCTTAATAGTTGTACACTTATTTATAAGGATATGATGCTCAAAAAGCTACAAACCGTTAGTAAGTAACATTAATATTTCAGATTATTTAGACTATCTTGTTACTTGTGGAGTTACTGTAACGATACCCTCAACAAGTCTTGATGTATTATTTGCAGAATTTGTTAGTTCTACATCATACACATATCTGCCATCTGCAATGTTAGCAGTTTGTATTCTGTTGAGGGATAATGTCAACTGGCCAGCCGATCTGGGTGATCCAAAAGTAATTGAAAAAGCGACTGCCGTATTAGAGGTGTAGTGCTTACGCATTTGAGCGGCAGCAGTATATCCTTCTAGATTCTGAGAGGATCCATCATCACCAGTTACGGTCAATGTTGTTGAATAGTCAGTACCCTGATCTATGATGATATTTGCTTTTGCTGCCATTACTTGCTCTCTAGTTCTTTAACTCTGGCAGAAAGTTCTTTTACTGCCTCAATAAGTAGTGCGTGTAGTGCATCATAATTTACAGAAAGATGACTATCATCACTATTTAGATCACTCACCTCTTTTACTGCCTGTGGTAGAACCTCTAAGACATCCTGAGCAATGACACCAGCACTTTTGTTACCATTTTTTATCCATGTAAACTCAACACCGTTTAGTTGTTCTATCTTTTCAAGTGCATTATCAACAACATTGATATCAGTCTTCAGTTTAATATCTGAAGAAGTTGTGGATGAGTTTGAATCTAGATTACCATCAATATGAAGATCACCGTCGTTTTCCAGACGCATATCAAGAACGCCATCAAGATACCAGTCATGCGTTGTAGCATTAATTACATAGTAATCGTTTGTGTCTGGCCCTATTTGTGTAACATCACCACGCAAATCTGATTCGATTGAAATCGTATGACCAATGCCCTCACCAGTAGGGGCGCCAGTTGTGTCGATACCTGAGCCAGCGGCGATTGTTGCAACATAGTTACCGGTTGTCTTTGTGCCGAGGGCAACAGAGTTGTCATCAACAGCCGAAGCAGAACCAGTTAGATTACCAATAAACGTGTTTGCAGTTAAAGTGCGATCACCCAGTGTCCAGTTGTTTGTAGTCTCATCAAACAAGAATGAGTAGTTTGTAGCAGTGCCACGCTCAATTGTTATGCCACCATTTTGAGATGGGGTTCCAGTCTCGTTACTATTCAATACAATGATATTGTCAGCGATATTAACTGTCTCTGAATTTACAGTTGTGGTTGTACCAGAGACAATTAAGTTTCCAGTGACAATAACATTTTCACCTACATTTAACTGACCTGTAACTGTTACATCATCTGGAAGACCAACTGTTACTGTGCCGTTAGAGCGTGAAACCGTTGTCTCATTTGCTGTAGCAGAGATAGTAAGAACAGCACCAGTCGTAGCATTCTTGAGTGAGACTGCACCAGATGAAATATCAAAGTCGCCACTATCGAATGAAGCAACACCTCTTACTGAAGCTGTTGCTGGGTCGATGACATCATCATAAGTCGTGCCGTCAGCGGTTGATATACGAATATTATTATTTGCTGAAGTATATGTAAGTCCAGTCACACCAGCAACTGCGGTATTTGAAATGCCTATCACTTGTCCTCTATCGTTTACCGTAACTATAGGAATCTGTGAGGCAGAACCGTGTGTTTGTAGCGTTGCTGCCATTGTGTTGGCAATCATAGTCGTTGTGACTGTCTTTGCACTAATCGTATTATTGGCATGTAGTTTAGCGTTAGCACCAACGATTGTTGTTGCGCCATCTTTAATACCACCGCCGATGAAAGCAGTGCCAGTAACATGAGCGTTACCAGAAATAGTTGCTCTATCTCCACCAAGAGTTGCGGCTTCATCAACTGTCAATATATCAATTGACGCAGTGCCATCAATATAGAGGTCTTGCCACTGTAGTAGATTTGTACCTAGATCATAAGTATCATCAGCATCTGGTATCAAAGTAGATGCAATATGAGCAGTAATTGTTAGATTGTCTGAAGCATCATTACCTATGATTGTTGTGCCATTAAACTCTGCAAGAGTTGTAGCGTGTACATTTGTAAATCTACCGACTGGTGAAGAGAATGTCTGACCAGAAGCAACAGACGTTGTTCCGTTTACAGTTAGATCACCATTGATAGTTGCATTATTGTCAACATTTATAGTGTTAGCATATACTGTATTTGCATAGACTTCATGCCAACGATTGTTTGTTGCACCCATGCTTCTCTGTGTGCCAGTTTGTGGATCAAAGTCTGAATCAATCTGTGCAGTGATTGTCAGTGTATCAGATGAAGCATCACCGATATTAACATCGCCATTGAGTGAGAATCCGCCATTGAATGTTGCTGTGCCATTAGCAGTGAATGCGCCACTTACTCCTAGTGTATTGAATACGCCAGCGCCACCATTAGTGGTTTGTGCAAAGAGTGTATTCCATTTACGAGTTGTTGAACCAAGATTTCGTGTACCATTTGGTTGTGGAATGAGAGAACTGTTGACACCTTGTGATGCACCAGTAGCAACTTCTAAAATATCTACTTGTGCAGTACCATCAATATATAGATTTCTAAACTCACGATTTGGCGCACCCAGATCAACTGCATCATCACTTACTGGTAGAATATTTGCGCTTGTTGTTACACCAGCGGCTGTTACGTTAGCAGTGAATACTGCTTCACCATCAGATGTTACATGACCAACAATAGCATTGGCTGAGTCTGCAATTTGAAAGCGACTGTCGCCAGAAGCATCAACAAGTTTTAGATGAACATCAGAGTCACCTGCAACTCCGTCTGATGCAAGATGAAGGAATGCATAATCCGTTCCGTTTGACATTACAAGGGCAGGTTGGCCGCCCTGTGCAGTAAATGATGAGTTTGCGCCAGACAAAATGATATTTGAAGCGTTTGATGATAGGTCTGTAATATCTCTAAGAGTTAGCGATTTGAAATCAGGGTTGTCAGTAGTGCCACTAAGTCTCATAAATTGACCAGAAGTTCCGCCACTAATGATTAAGCGATCAACCGCACCAAGATTTACTCTGTCAGTACCAGAAGTTTGAAATATTACATTACCTGTAAATGTAGCATTTGCTGAGACTGTAACTTGTGAGCCATTAAATGTTGTATTAGAAGATACTGCAAGCGCCCCACCAGTTCCGCTGGTTGTATTACCGCCCTTGATTGTTGAAGTTCTAAGATTGGTAGCACTAAATGTGCCTGAGACATGACCGTTACCTTTAGCCGCACCGCCTCTGTTAGCAGAACCCGCTCTAGATACAGTTACCACATTGTTACTCATAGTGGTTGCTGCCAGATTCGTATTCAATCTCCAAGTATTAAAACTGTCATTTAGATTTGTGTTTGATACTGCAACAGTCATTTGTTACCTTCTTTATCTATCATTTGTAAGAGAAGAGATTTAATTTCAGAAACGTCTTTCTTCAATGTGTCAATCTCTTCATTTCTTTTTCGTTCTTGTTCTCTTCTCATCTTATATTTAGATAGAGCGTCAGCGTCAACATTCAGAATGGCAGAGTTTTCTTTGTCTCTGACCAAATCATCATTGTCTTTGACCTTCACATATTCATTCATATTTACCTCTGAAGTGCAATCGCTCTCATATCTTTCACTAGAGGAATGATATTAGTGCCGGTACTTGTCATTACAATCTTAATAGCGAATGTTTTATAGGTGGCGTAGATTGCGCCATCCGAATCTCTATAAGATACGACATTGTTGTTAGCACTATTTAGTTTCGCTTGATTATCGCTGTTTGAACCAAGGAAGTTATCACCGTTTGTGTTTGCCGTAAAGCCATATTCAAACTCTTTGTAGTCTGTTCTATCGACACTATCAGAGATTGTGTTTGAAGCCGTGATCTGTGTGAGAAGTGAGTAATCTTTATCTTCAAATGACTGACCATCTTCTGTATTAAGAATCTTAGCAAAGACTTTAATATCTGTTCCTGCAGGCTTGTATGATGACAAGAAGACTTTAATATCTTCAGCGTCTTGGCCGTCAGCAAGTTCGATTGGCTTTGAAATATACCTCATCTCTGCATCACCAACTTCATTCGTTTCATTTGTGAATGAATTGTTGATAAAGTTTTCGATGACATAGGCATTTGCTCTTGACAAATCAATGACTGGTGAAAGTTTAGTATCAGTAGTTGATAGTGTACCCTTGATAACTAGAGATTTCTTAGAGCCTGCAACTGCGGCTAGTCCTGCTTCATTTGTCTTACCAAATATCTTCTTCTCCGCATCACGAAACTCATTTTCAACGCTCAAGTCAATATCAACAAAACCTGTTGAGATCGTGCCGCCAGTGCTTGTAAGTCTAGCAGAAAATGCCGCAGAAGTGTTTGCATATGTAAGTTGTGGAATCTTAGGAACAATAGCATTCATCACTACGTTGTTAGCGGCTGTTACTCTTGCAACCGCACCACTCACTGTGCCACGAATGTAGCCATTTGCAAATGTGCCTGAAGAATCCTTGACGTTCATCTTCAGATTTGTTGTATCCAAGAAGTTTACAAAGCCTGAAGTAGTATTTGCAGTAAATGATACAACATTACCCACAAAAGTACTTGCACCGACATAGAGGTTTTCAGCATCGCCTGTTGTTGGAAATATTCCCTTATTGTCAATCTTAATAGCAACTTGACCACCGCCGTATGTACCTATAGAGCGAATTGTTCCGTTAGCGACATTTGTTTTATTTCTGATGACGGTTCCAACACTAAGCGTTTGAGTATTAGCAACTACGAGAATTGATTCACCAGTTACTTTTTCTTCGGCGTTGAATGTGCCTGTAAGATTGTCAATATTCAAGAAATCTACATCTTCATTTTCAATATATACTATGCCAGTACTTCTTGTAAAATTCGCACGATACAGATTAAATTTTAAGTCTTCGGCTTGGATAGGAGTCCATGTCTTATCGTTAGCAGATGAGAATAGCACACCAGATGAAGGCTGTTTGTTAATGATGCGTGAAGTATCAACATCAGTGCCTCCTAGTTCGCCAACCCAGACTGCATATTCATCATTGTCACCCGCAGGCTTCAATGTGATTGAGTAGTCTTTGCCTGTTTTCAAAAATACAGGAGCATCAAATATGAATTGTGTTTCATCACTACCACCGCCAGTGCCGCTTGAGTTAGCAGAAATAGCAGATGCTTGAAGTGTCTTAGAGCCATATGGTAAGATAACAGGTGTTGGGAAGCCATTCTCAACTTCACGAATTTGAAGTGAGATCGGGAATGTGCTTGACTTTCTACCGAAGAAGACACCAACTTTAGTAACCATGATACCTTCAGAATTGTCACCAGTATCAACAGTAAATGTCTGTGACATTGGATCATTTTCACCTTCAGGAGCGACAATAACTGTGCTAGTAAGTATTCTAGTATCAGTAACCGTTTCAGTCTGAATCTGTGGTGTTGTCAAGTTGATAGAGGCACCCCTCTGTGTGATGTCAAGTGGAATACTTGTATAATCACCAAATGCTGAGGTTGTGATGAGACTAGATTGTGTAATTGTATTAGCAACATCTTTTAGTTCAAAACGCTTTGTACCAATTCTAAACTTGAGTGCATCTGTGTTTGGCAGTCTGAAGTTGCCGTGTACGGTGCCTGTACTATCTGTTGTTAGAGTTGAGCCTTCTGCCGCTGTGTTAGCGAATGATGAGTTTGCTGGTGTACAGAATGATGAAACCAATTCATCATCAAAGTAAGCAAATACTCTTGTGTTAGGCTTCATGCCAACACCGGTAAACTTAATAAGTCTAGACCTCATAAAGTCCCGAACAGCAACATTCTCTACAAAACCACCGATATCGAATGACTGAGTTGACGGACTGATAGATGTCTGAATGCCGTTGATGATCTGCTCTGTCTGCGTTGTTAATGTTCTGCCTGCAGGACCAACGCCCTGTTGCGTTCTTTCTGAAACTGTTGTCCAGTTACCCCAATCAATACCAGTCAAACCTGTACTTTGTGCAAGAAGTTCAATAGCTTCATACATTCCATCAAAGTCCAACTGAATATCAGGCAATGTTGTAATGTCTGGCGTATTGTCCATTGGTGGATCAAGAATAACTTCGCCTTTCCAGTTGAAAGTGACTTCTTGAACTGGGTTTCGTAGTTTACTTGCAAATGGCTGGCTAATCTCATTTATATGTGTGTACGAGAGTGTCAGTAGATTACCAGTCTTAGCAACATTGGAAGAACTTAAAGACTTATCTTTAGCAAGAGGGATGTCCATTCTAGAAAATGCAGGTCTAAGAAGATTATTGTTTCTATCAATACTTGCACGATATCCTACTTTTGTAGTATCAGAGAGGTTATGTCCATCAAAGTTCTCTACTAAGAAACCGTTTTTAAATCTCTCTAGTCCTGTATCGCCAAAGAGTTGCTTGTTTCTTGCACTTGTCTCAAGGGCGTTTAGTGAAGTATAGTATTCTAGATTTTTTACACGACCTTCAATCGCTCTTAGATCACGCATGGTATATCTGCGATTGTTTTCAAGTGTCATCTTTACTTGATAGTCGGTTCTGCCTGTCTCTCTTGCAACTTGCGCTGAAAGTGATGGATATACCGGAATATCTAGGACACTAATAGTCATTGTACCTGCTTTTTCGTCAGGTGTTTTTGGTGTTAGTGATGGAACACCTTTAATTACTTCGACACGGCCACTATCAGTTACTACTACTCTATCTTTTCTTGGTAGATAAAACTGAACGTCTGCTTGAAAGTTTTCATCTGGTGTTGGAAAGTATGCACCATCGCTATCAATATCAAATGAAGTTGAGGCAGTTGGATTGGTTGGAGCCTGCGCCACTGTACCAGTTGTTGATACTGCAACTGTATTCGCTTTGAAAGGTCTAAAGTCAACTGCATCACGCAAATCGTATGATCTACCAGTTGTTGGTGAAACAAACTTTGGAATATCTTGAGTCGTTATTGCTGTTGTGTTTGCTGTGTTATTGTCATCTACAGGATATGAGTCAACTGACAAGAAACCTATACCCTGTGAACGATCTCTACCGTAGTGATGAAACTTTACCATCAAGCCAGAATTGGTTGTGTTTAGTGTGCTTGTTGACTTCTTCTTCAACAATGCTGTATCGTACATAGCATCTTTCATGCCTGTATCAAGTTCAAAGTGTGAAGTAACATCATTATCTGTAGTGGTCACTCCAGTGTTAGAACCTTTATATACTGCAACCAACTTAAATGCGTCTGAAACACCCAAAGGCCATGGGCCAGAAGCCGAGGCAGGGTTTGATCCAGTATTAATGTGTACAAATCTGTTCTTATTTACAGTCTTAGTTGTTTGAACCGCTGAAGTTCTCAATACATTAAAGTAAACAGAAGCGGAGAATGAAGAAAGATTTGCTTGCTGTAGATTAATCGTATGCGCTGTAGATGAAGAACTAATCGTTCCGTTTGCTGACAGATCAAAGATGTATCCTGTTGGAAAAATTGTCTTATGTGCGCCTGTTTCTGAGCCACCGTATGTGTTAGCGACCTTCAATGAAGTATCACCTACGACCTGTGTAATTCTCTGAATAGGATTAGAGCCGATTTTGATGAAGTCGCCAACTTGATATGCTGTTGTAAATGCTGTACCAGATCCTGTTACAGTATTACCGCTTGTGCCTGAGATTGTGCCTTTATGTGCCGCTGTTTCTGCCGCAGATTTGGCAACAACGAGTACATTACGCTCTTCTGTATTTGTTAGAGAACCAGTCTCGTTCAGAGTTTCAGTACCACCAGCATGTGCCGAGTTAGCAGTAACCGTAGCAGTGCCACCAGTGAATGTGACAGTCTTTTCTGTTCTGAATACAAACTGTGTATCAACTGTGCCAGTTGAATCTGTGAGTTGTTTTGTTCCCCTTTGTGTGAATGGGAATACGAGTGTATTTAATCCGGACTCTTGTAGTTTTGCTTGACCGCTTGTAAGAACAATATCAGCCATCGACTTAGGACCTGATGAATTGTTCTCATAGATACCACGAACATCAGAAAATGTTTTACCGGCATTCATTGAAATGTCAAAGAGATAAATTCTGAATTGACCATTAAATGTCCCAGGTGTGCCACTGTGATGTTGGAAGCCACGAACTCTTGCAGTACCAATCTCTGCTCCCTGTGCGCCCTGTGCGCCCAAGTTTTTACCAGAGATACCTCTCTGTGCGCCATCACGCAAAGATACTTGTCGTAGACCCTGGAAGTCCCATGTGCCTACAACTTCTTTAGCAATGACATAGTTACCAAATCCCTGAGAAATTACTCTAGCATCTTTAGTTTCAAAGTCTGTTGCTTTGTCTACGTCCTTATACAAAGGATTAATCAACTCAACCTTATTACCGTTTACATAGCCAGCGCCCTTTTCAATCTCGGCGACCAGTTTAAGATAATTGCCATCTGAATAGCGACCAAGATTTGTGCTAGTTTTTAGATGCTCACGAATACGAACATTAAATGGGCTTACCGCATAGTTGCCATTTGTGTCATATGTTCTCTCAGCGATATATTTGCCAAGATCGGAGTATACAGTGTCGGTGTTCTTTCTAGTTATTGTGCCTTCTACAATTTCAGCAACTGTAACGAATGTAGTTGTGTTTGCTGAGTTTAGTGGACGAGAAACAAGAGTTGGTGTGATCTTCAAGCGATTAGCGCCCGGTGCGGCAAAGTTAGTTGCACCTGTCGCATTATCAAGCAATGAAGAATCCTGATTTGAATCAATAATTGTTTCGGCAGATTCAAAACCAATCTGTACTGATGGTCTTGAACTAAATTTATTTACGATAATGCTCTGTGGAGCAATTCTAATGAAGTTACCTTTGTGATATAAAATGCCATCACCAACTGTTGCTCTAAAGCCAGTACCGGTTGAAGATGAAGTAATCGTATTAGCGGCAACAACAAATGCACCACCATTTCTATTACGAACTAGAAGTGTTTCATTATCAGTAAATGCCTTCGTTGTATTGTTTGCACCAGAGTTGGTGTACTGAACAAAAATAGAAAGAAAGTTGGGATCGGCAGCCTCAGAACCTTCTTTCGCATCAATCAATTGTGCAGTCATTCCAGAGATTGCGCCAGTTACTGTCGCATTTGCTACTACACCGCCAGAGAAAAAATCTGAAAGAAGAATAACTCTATTGTTAGCATCCTTATCTCTCAGTTTTACAAAAGAAATTGTTTCTGCCTTTACAGGCGAACCAGTAACAATAGTGCCATCAACTAGAATTTCATCAGCAAATCTTTCAAGCTGATTTTGCAAAATAGATTGTAGTTGTGTTAGTTCTCTTGCTTGTACAGCAAATCCAGGACGAAATAAAACACGGTGAAAATTTTTATTTTCAGTGAAATCGTCAAAAAAAGGACTTTGATTTAGATTAGTTTCAATGCTCATTTATTTTACCTTTAGAAATCCAGAATGATTTTAATATCTTCTGTTTGCTCTACATCTCTTGTAACTTTTTGTACACTCTCTGTGTAGATAAACTCGCCTGAGAATGTATTTGCTTCGGGCCCCTTTATTGAAGAGATTGTTGCCACTTTAGTAGCATTGCCTCTTTTTAGGATTTGATCTGCTTGTGTGAAAGGAACACGATTGCTAAAACTCTGTACATTATTTATATAAACATTAAAGAAGGATGTATCAGTTTCAGTCTCATCTCTCTTAACAAATACCACGTTGCCATTAGCACCATAAACGGCATTATTAGCAGCCTGATTTGTTCTGGTGATTGGGTTCAATTCTGTAATAAAACCTAGTGTACCAAGTTCAGAGAGAAGTCTCATTCTTTCGTTGGTAAGAGTTTCGCCTGCAACGATGGCGTTGACTGGATTATTTCCATCCATCTGTGTATATGATATGAGAGCCCGGGTTGTAAGTCTGAGTGTGCTAGGGCTATTTGAAGTATTTGCTATTGATTCAGTAGACATATGATTATTGTTGGCATCCACTTTCAGAATTGGATCTTTCAAAATACTAATTGATCTGAAGTCCGTATTTGCTGGAATATATCCGCTACCATTTGCAGATACTCCTAGTGAACCTTCAAACTGAACATTGAGAAGAACTCTGTCTCCACCCAATTCACGAATAGGATCTTTACCGTGGCCACCGATTGGCGAAATGATTGCGTTTGCTGTTGCACCAGCACCATGAATAGCATTTGCTGAAATAATTACTTCTGCTTCTGAGTACTGACTTCCAACTGAAATAATATCAACATTTGCAATTTGACCCTGAGAATTGACTTCAGAGAATGCCAAAGCGCCTTGCCCGTCACCACGAATAATCACTGTAGGCGAAACAATACAGCGTGAATCCGTATTAGCGATTGTGCTAAAAGCAGAATTTACAGTGAATGTCTTTGTTGACCCAGCATAGTCGATAATTCTACGAATCTGCCCAGAACCAGTTCCTGTCGTAATATAGATTGATGATCCATTATAAAAGTTATCAACTGATGATGGTGGGTTATCGCCAGCAGCCGAAAGTCTAATTGTAGTAGATGTTGCTGAAGTTACAACACCATTAGATACTTGATGATAACCTGTACCAGAAGCAACTGTCTCAATAATTTCAATAGAACTATTGACTGCCGCATTTTGAACTGCAAGTTGTCTATCGCCCTCAACTGAACCATCTGAAGCAGAAATTGTTTTTACTGGCATATGAGATACAGTTAGAAACTTATCTGCTTCACCAAGTGAGATATTATACATAAACTTCCATGTATAGCCGTCAGCTAAAGTAAATGATAGTGTAGAAAAGTCTGCTGGCTTTATAGTAGACGCTGATCCTTTATTATTTGACAAACATTTGTATACGTTATTTTCATCAGTGACAACATAAAATGGTCTAGTATAAAGATTAGTATCACTATCACGATATTGTGCATAGACTGTGCCTGATACCCAATTATAACGAGGAATAACATGGCTTACATCACCTGGTGTGATCTTTTTGGCACCTATTGCTTCTCTCCAAAGTACTCTCTGCTTATGATTATCAGTTTCGATAGGAGTAGTGGCAGTAGGTTCAGTAGTATACTCTAGTTGATTACCTAGAACAGCATAAAGAATATTTGATTCTTTTGTATTGCGCCCATCTTCATGTGACAAAGACTCAACAAAAGACTTTGCGTTCATTATACTCATTTCTTTGCTGTTGTATGAAGGCATTATGTGATATTCCCTGAGTAGTAATAAGCATTAGCACTAGACACATCAGCAAGTGTCCAGTTTGCAACAAGATTTGCACTAGTGGCATTAATAACTTTATTTAGTTGTAATTGTCTATAAGCCTCTGGAGCAGTTTCTATAATCATAATATCTCCATTCGTAAACTCTGAAGAAGTGAATGTGGTCGATGATCCCACAATATTGAATGCATTTGCATAGTAAATATTAGCGCCAGAAACATTTCCATATACCCAAGCCGAACTCATGTTAGCGGCTGTTGCACTTGTAGTTCTATTTAGTCGAACTTCAAAGAACTTATCGTGTGCCGATTCAACTAATAGAGAAGAACCATTTGCAAATTGTGTGGAAAGTGAAGTGCCAGATCCAGATAGATTAAATGTATTATTGGTAATCGAAACAGTACCACTCGCTTTAGGCTTGGATATTGAAATCGTGCCGTTTGCAGTAAATCTTTTTCTTTGTACTTTTGATACTGTAACATTAACATCAACATTAGATGTAGACTTAAATTTTCCAAACAGTGCTTGACCTGCTGGATGTACCAACCTCAAAGCGAGATCCCTATATCTATTTAATGCAATTGCCGCTTCAACTTCATAAGAAAATTCTTGATAAAAACGACTGTCTTGTATAAAGCCTCTCTTTGTAGAGATATGACTTCTTGAGGTGGCGTAATAGCCCTCTGAGTTTGCCACATTGTCAAGTGTAAGTCTCAACTGTGCCGATGTTGCGTCTGGGTGAGTTGTAGTTTCAATAGTCACTAACTCATTTTGAATATGATTGAATCCAGAGTCCACAAGCCTCAATGCAGTAATTGTGCCGTTTGCACCAACTGTTGATGAAATATTTGCATTATCACCAAGAACACCCTCATCCTGAACACTCACGATCTTGGCAACACCTGGGCTACCAGTTATTTGTGTAGACTGAGATGCATCGGTGAAAAATTGAATGTCAAGATGTTGGTTGTTGGCAAAAAATACATTACCCGGGCGCCTTTGTAGTTCATCTTGCCAGACACGAATCTGCGTTTCATATGTGCCATTTGCAAATTGTCTTGTTAAGATACGTTGCATGACATCGCCTGAAGCATTTGTGTTTGCCTGTGATACTCTGTCATTTGTGTCAATAAGAAGAATTTGAGAGTTGCTTGTACCAAAATTTTGTTGATCATAATGAAGTGTTAGATACTGTTCTCCAATACCAAGTGTGGCTACAGCATTATCCCTAACAGTAACTACAGGCGCAACAGAGAAACCGGCACCACCAACACGATTTGATAATTGTGAAATTGTGCCAACTGTGGCAGACTGAAATAAAAGTGCATCTGATAGTTTGGTATGAATATTCTCTATATGCGTATTTGAGGTTGTACTTACAACATTACCGACTGTAGTATTAGCACCAACAATACGCAATCCTTCATTTTCAGTAAATGATCTCATAGGCCCAGCATCAAACTGTGATGTTAGATTTGCTGTAGTATTCGCTGTGACTTGTACAGTAACTAAATGTCTATCATCAGCACCACCAACGCCACGACTGTATCCGTTAGCAACTGTTGAGATGACTTTCTTTACTACACCGAAAGCACCAGATGTTCTGCCAACCAACTCTTGACCGGCAAGAACAACCTGACTTGCAGTATTGCCGAACTGTAGAACATGATAACCTATTGTGTTTGCGCCAAACTGTGAAACTGTACCTACAGTTGTACCCGTAGCAGTAGATTTATTTACTTTTTCACTTCCACTAAAATTCTTATACCCATCTACACGCAATATAACGTCTGTACTATTGTACGCCCTTGAAACCGCCGATACAGTGGCGTTGGCACCAGAGGTTACTCCATACAAACTATCACCAACAACAACTGAAGGATCAGAAGTATTTGCTATAACAATGACTGCATTAGAATTTGATTTAAAGTTTATACCACTTGTCAAAGTCTGACCAGATTCTTGAAATCCATAATCAGGCTGAGATAAAAGTGTATTTGCAAACGTATCGGCTCTTCTTGAACCACCATCTTTATGAGTGAGTGTAGGCCCTAAAGCACCGAATATTGTGTTACTGCCAACAAGATTCACATTAAGAGATAGGGCAAATGTGTCATTCAAGTCATCTCTAGCAATAGTAAAACTTGCAGGTGATGATCCGTCACCACCACTTAGAGTGATTTGAGTTGTGTCATTGATGCTTGAGGAGTATCCTGAGCCACCATCTAGTAACGAGAATGTGATAGCACCATTCAGATCGACCGTTTTAGTTACAACGATTTTACCAAACTTACCTTTATCCGATGAGATAATATCGACAACATCACCCGGATTGTATCTACCACCGGGAGATACAA